AAAGGTACATACAATTGGGTAGTATCCTTTAAATTATTTCAATTTTATTGTTACTTACGAAAAATAATAATCGCGGTAAACTACAAATACATTATACATACTCACACGTAAAATGGCAGTAACGCGATTAGATCCATATCGGTATGGTTGTCCTCCTATTCGTAATCCAAATGGAGGCATGAGTACTAGTACAAATGTTACAGGTCTATCGAAAAAAATGCGATATGCTGTTCAACTTCGTGCTGCATCAAGCTTTAGAGGAGGAACACATTACTACCTACCTCTCCCTCTTAATGCGTTCGGAAGTTATTCTGGTGCGCCAGGAGGTTATAGCCAACCAATTCGAAACACATTTTAACCAACAATTTTGTACATGTAAAAAAATATTATTTTCTTTATATTTAGTATAACATACACTAATATACAATGGTAAAGAGACTTGATAGACATGATGACGGGTTTTACCACGTTCATGGAAAGAAATACGAAATGCTCGAAGGGTCACGCGCCCAGGTTTGGCACGGAACTGCATACAAGACCCCCGGTGGACTCACCAAGTCCCACCTTGTTTATAACAAGCACGGGCGTATTGTTTCCGCTAAGAAGCATGCTACTGCTAAGCGTGAGAAGCGTCTGGTGAAGTATGGCTACACTGCTAAGAAGGGAAAGTTCGGTGCTGTTAAGATCGAAAGCAAGAAGCACAAGAACAAGAGCAAGAGCAAGAAGCGCGGTGGAAATAACCAGAATGATGATGATGACCAGAATCAGAATAATAACCAGAATAATAATCAGAATAATAATAACAACCAGAATAACAACAACAATCAGAATAACAACAACAATCAGAATAACAACAACAACAACCAGAATAACAACAATCAGAATAACTAAGGTGTGTATTATGAAGGCATACCCGCCGGACAATGAATAATGCGTTCATCATATTATTGTATATATCTATTATATGTATTCAATAATATACCAATGACAACTACACTACATAGTCCAGGACGACTCGGTAACCAAATATTTCGAAATATTATAACAAGCGAAATCGCAAAACAAAATGACCTCAAGGTAGTTGAGTATGGTATGTTTAACCAGATTCAACGTCTTGGAATCAAATTATACACAACTGGTACAAATATATATAACGATGAGGTCAAAATAACGGATGATACATGCATGAAGTACATCCATGGCGAAGAACACGTCAACTGTAATATAAATACATGCGATAACTACTTTCAAACACCAGATACAGCACGTTATGTTTATCAATATCTTACAACGTATGAACAAAAAACACACATAATGGAAAACAACATTTACAAAGAACGGTATGATTCAAACGAAGATTTGTTTATTCACCTCCGATTAGGAGACGCAGTATTTCTTCATCCAAACATGAGCTATTTTGATGAGGCGATAAGTAAATGTGTATATTCAACTGGATATCTCTCAACGGAGAATTATTCGCATCCATTTTGTCAAGAGCTTATGAAAAAATATAAATTGCGACCTTTGCCCTCATTTATGGACGAGGTTCATACAATTATGTTTGCGAGTACATGTAGAAATATTATATTGTGTACTGGAACATATTCATGGGTCATCGGGGTTCTTGGGTATTTTTCAAAAGTGATATATCCCGAAATGATTGAAGCATGGACTGGCGACATTTATGTTATTCCTGAATGGATCGAGATATTGCGTCCAAATCATGAATTACATTCGTTATTTGATAAATATAATAGTACACTTCCTATGCAACTAACGGTACGTAAGTCCAAAAAACGATGATATCTCTCGTTTACATGTAAAATAATATACTTGTACATATTATACTAACGACATTTTCAACACTTTCAACATGCTTCTTATTGTTAAACACGGCAAGAATCCACCACCTCTTGCAAACTATAGTTTCATGATTAAATTATTTAAAAAACACAAGATCCCGTATATTTCCACACACACAATCGACCCATCAATTATTGCAAGAAAGGACGAAATTGACGCAATTATTATTACTGGAAGTAGCTATAGAATAAACCCTTATTCGTCAAACACTGGCCTCTTTAATCATGATCTATATTACTTGCATGAACTGAGAGATAAACCTGTATTAGGAATCTGTCATGGCTGTCAGTTGCTTACTCTCATGTATGGCGGCAATTTGGAACAACATGATGAGCTATACTGTAAAAAACAGATAACGGATGTTACACCAACCCACTTTTTATTTAACCACACAAGTAAAGCATCCCAACTAAAGTTAAAATATTGTTTTCATGACTTTCCGATGTTTGATGAGTCGCCAACATTGCCACATGGAATAAAGGAAATTGCATGGATTGACTTTCATGGAAAGCGGCGGCCGTGTGCATTCGAGTTCGAACATGACAAAGTATTTGGTGCAATGTTTCATCCAGAATCACACGACAGTACATATCATATCATTTTGAACTTTTACAGAAGATATGCATCATCGGATGCCTCGGTCTGAATTATATCTATGATGGTTTACCTCGCATACATCATTCCACAGTTACCCGACATAAATGTGAGAACATTATATCTCTCTTCCATCAAAAACATATCATATGTATACGTATAAATATTCCATGTTGGTTTATTCACACCGATCGGTTCCTTCGTTACAGGATCACAGATCGTCAACACTTGTGCATACGGATCGAGTGGAGGGTAAATAGTCGAAACTTCAAGTTCAATCTGTGTAAACTTACTCATATTAATTGCTCCGGTTGGTTGCATTTCATATGGATTCGTATTTAAACAAAAGTTATAACAGTATAATCCAGGCGGTGCATTTCCATTCGTCCTCGTATATTTCTCGACATAATTATAAACACCGGCATCAAATACATTTTCTCTATACTTTCCATTCAATGTGATACCCATCGTCTGCAAAATATCGCGCTGATTCTCGCTTTTAAACTCGCCGGTAATATGAATCCCTGACCGTCTCAACTCAAACGGATTGATGCCGGGTCCAATTCCAACACCGGGTCCATTCTTCGGAAGGTCACTAAATCCAGGCACAATCCATGCACCATCATCTTCAGCAGGTAAGATATCATACGGTAAGTAGTTGTATGGCCAATTGGTATAATTGCTCCATTCATTTCGTTGATTCACATCACTCCTCTGGAAAAAGAATGTCCAACTCGCAACCATTCCTTGTGAGTTCTCAATTTTCACCTTTTTGTTTCCAGTTATGTTTCGAAAGTCCCAGTCGTATACGCTACGAATAAGGTATTTTTGCTGATTTGCTGCAAACACCTTGGCCTCGTCATTCGAGAGAAAGCAATAATTACATATCATATGAACATCTGCATTCCAATCAGTGCGTTTATTCTGAAACGAGGTGTCTTTTAGCGCGATGTCGGGAGGCGGCTGCAGAAACCGATAAAACTGGTGTTCTGGTTTATTGAAGTCTGGCTGTACAGTTGGCCAGTAGTTCGCACTGTCGGTTACATCACGTATGGTGAATAGCTCACGAACCGGTCGAAGTGTTACATCAATTTGAAGTTGGTTATATTGAAGACACACGAGAGGAAACGCCATTTTATTATTCATTGTAAACCATGTATTAATTGGAATATACAACTTTCGTCCGCGAATCGACGGTTCAGGTCCTTCAGGCGAGGAAGTAAAATATGCATTTGGATATTGGTTAATACGCGCACCAGAACATCCAGGATTGTTTAGTTCAGGAACATGTCCGGTCATGTTATCATATAGTTCCTTCTTCGTCTTACTAAAGTCACGTTGAGCCATTGAAAGCAAGTATCTTCCGGAAAACTTCTGGAGTATTTGTCCTCCAACGGAAATAACAATCTCTTTTATGATTTGAGACCCAATGTTTTCGATCCATTTAAACTCATACGGCGCCCACATTCCTTTTTCTTCATTTGTTCCAGTGGGTGGCATAATTGGACTCCATATACTTGGCAATGTAACAACCACATATGAGTCCATTAAAAGTTCAGCATACCTTGGTATATAAAACGTAAACTTGGATTCTTCACTTAGACGTAGTTTCTTTTGCCCATCAAAGTCGATTCGAAACTTCTGAAGACCGAAATTAGTATACCGAAGATAGGTTGATTTGAAGAATGTTTTTTTAGGATTGGAGTTTAATATTACGTTCTGATTACCAGTTGCCACTAAATTTAATAAACCTCCTGCCATTTGATATACATAATATTATTATTTTAACTTTATTTTTATAGTGATTATTTGTATAGTGATTGCAAGGTATACTAACTACAAGGTATACTAACTACAAGGTATGTGAATACCCATTTGGTAACCCCCTCTTGACCTGAGTAAAAATTGATTTAAAAAACGAGAAATAACATGTTATATCATTATACATGGATTATTCAAATAAAACACGCGACGAATTGATTGCAATTTGCAAGGAGTTAAAGGTAAAAGGATATAGTGGAAAAAAGAAACATGACATTGTGAACCTGTTAGAGGGAAATATTATCCAAGAGAAAGGGTTTCCCTCGCCGCCGCCGCCTTCACTGTCGCCCTCACTGCCGCCTTCACCGCAGCAAAATATATTATTGTCTGGCAACGTACCAGAATACAGTGATGAGTATGTATACCAAACAATGCTTACATGCATCGGAAATAAGCGAAAACTAGTGAAAAATATTCGCAACATATTGGAAGAGGTAAGACAATTATGTGGTAAAGAAAAACTAAACATAGTCGATGGGTTTGCCGGATCATCTGTTGTATCACGAGAGCTTAGTTACATTGCAGACCATATTTATACGAATGACCTAGAATATTATGCATATTTGATGGCACATTGTTATTTGGTATGTCCTACAAATGCCCAACAGTCAAGAATTGCCAAACATATTGATACCATGAATTATATTGCAGAACACGGGCCATTTATAGACGGAATTATTGCCACACTTTATGCACCAAAAGATACAAAGAACATACAAGAAGGAGAGCGATGCTTCTACACGAGAGAGAACGCCCGTATTATTGATACGTTACGCACATATATTCAAGATAAAGTAGAAGACGATATATCCGTGTATTGCTTGGTTCCACTTCTAAACAAAGCAAGTATTCATACAAACACGGCTGGAGTGTTTAAAGGATTTTATAAAAGAGGAAACGTCGGATGTTTTGGCGGGGATGGCGAGTTTGCATTGTCGCGAATTATGAAACCAATTCGCATTGATATGCCAATTTGGAATACGACTGGAAACTATACTGCACACCCATCAAACAAAGACATGAATATGTTGATTGATGAACTGCCAAATAATATTGACATCATGTATTTAGACCCACCATATAATCAGCATCCATATGGCAGCAATTACTTTATGCTGAATGTAATTGCCACAAATAAAATGCCGGAAGAGATATCCAAAGTATCCGGGATTCCGTGCAACTGGAACAAATCCAACTATAACTCTCGCGTGACGGCAGTTGAATCAATGAAACATCTTATTACAACCGGTCTTACAAAGTCGTCGTATGTACTTATATCATACAATAATGAAGGAATTATAACAATGGATGACTGGGCTACACTGTTTGCACCATTCAATGTAAAAAAGTATGAAGTGAACTATGATACATTTAAAGGGTGCAGGAATCTTAAAGAGAGAAGCAATAAAGTGGTTGAAATTATGTATTTAGTTTCTAAGAAATAATATTGGCGATGTGTTGTGGCAACCTTGCATGAGGACAATCGTAGTTGGACCGTATTCTTTTACATATTTTTCTGTCAAATTGAAATATTCATGTTATCATTATTGCAATATAGTTGATTGATTATAATTGGAGTATTATTGATTTATGTAATATAATGTAAATAGTTCATTATTATATTACAATGGATTTTTATGCCTAGACACTAATTGTGCTGACGGCGATTCCTGTGTGTTCTGGCGCGTTTGGATGACTTCCTGCGTTTGGATGACT